AAATATATTATAAGACACAGAGATAAGGGAAAGAAACAAGATTTATTGAAAGCAATACATTTTATAGAAATGATTATAGAAAGGGATTACAAATGATACAGAAACCTATGTTTAGTCCGCAAGTAGAATGGACACCACCTGAAACATTTCCTGATCTATCAAAGTATGATGAGATTGCAATTGACTTAGAAACAAAAGACCCAGAGTTAAAACAAATGGGATCCGGCTCTGTAATAAACAGAGGAGAGATTGTTGGTATAGCTGTGGCAGTCGAAGGTTGGTCTGGATACTATCCTATTGCTCATGCTGGTGGTGGTAACATGGATAAGGCAAGAGTATTAAATTGGTTTAAAGATGTGTTAAATACACCTGCAATTAAGATATTTCATAATGCTATGTACGATGTGTGTTGGATTAGATCTATTGGCCTTAAAATCAATGGTACTATTGTAGATACCATGATTGCTGGCTCTCTCGTAGACGAGAATAGGTATAGATACGATTTAGGCTCTATGGGTCGAGATTACGTCGGAAAAGGCAAAAGCGAGGCTGTATTAAAAGAAACTGCTAACCTTTGGGGTATAGATGCCAAGTCTGAGATGTATAAATTACCTGCAATGTATGTTGGCGAGTATGCTGAAAGAGATGCTGTTGTGACCTTAGATTTGTGGCAAAGAATGAAACAAGAAATACAACATCAAGACATACAATCTATTTTTGATTTAGAGACAGAACTTTTTCCTTGCCTAGTCGATATGCGTTTTTTAGGTGTTCGAGTAAACTTAGAAGCAGCCAACGAATTAAAAAACAAATTATCATCAGAAGAAAAAGAATGCTTACAAAAAGTAAAAATAGAAACAGGAGTAGATACTCAAATATGGGCAGCAAGGAGTATTGCGCAAGTTTTTGAAAAACTTCGCCTACCATTTGACCGAACCGAAAAAACAAATTCTCCATCATT